GTGCTATACTTAGTAAAGACTTGGAGAAATAATGAACGCAGAATATAAATCAATTTTAGAAAAAACAATTTGGACATTTGTTGAAGCATTTATTGGTGCATTGACAGTTGCTCCATTAGTTGGTATAGATGCTGATGCAATACAACTTGCTGCAATATCAGGTGCGTCTGCAGCTTTAGTAGTAATTAAAGAGTTTGCTAAAAAACAATTAGCTAAACCTGTTAAGAAAGTGAGTAAGTAATGAATAATGTACCAAAAATTGTAGGTGCTGGTAGCGATAATCTTCGTAGGAAAAAAAGAAAAACTTTAAAAAAAGAAAAACCTAGCTTACAACGTCAATCTACATTACCAGTTTGGGAAGATAGAGATGTCAAAAAACGTGGTTCTA